AATGTTAAACTATGAAATTTATAATAATCACATGCTACTCCTAGTGGGATAGGAATCAAGTCTTCATGATCATATTCTACATTTTGAGCATACCACTTAAAAATACATTCTGGTTTACTTCTAAAAAAGTTTTCATCAACTCCAGCATCACTTTCATGACTAATTAGTATTAATTTTTTATCACAATTTTGACTTCTAAGAACTTCAAATAACTTTGGTACAAATTCATATTTTGAAAAAATTACATCATTATCATTTACAGTTAAATTTGTGTTTATTACTTGCGTAACTTCTCCTTGATTTGGAATTTCAGGATACACATTTCTAGCAAAAACAAAATCAGATTGTGATAAAAAATTTAAATGACTTAGAATATCGTCCATAGAATTTTATTTTGTCACTAATAAATTTTCAACCACTACAAAATCCAATTCTGTATTATCTAGAACATACAAAGCATCTTCGATTGTTGTTAAAATTGGTCTACCTTTAATATTAAAAGAAGTATTCAAAATTACAGCAGTTTTTTCACTTTTTTTCATAAAAGAAAGTAAGTCGTAAAAAAGTTTATGTTGTTTTGAATTAACTGTTTGCAATCTAGCAGTGCCGTCGTTGTGAGTAATAGAAGGTAACTTATCTTTATATTCATCTTTAACTATAGGAGCATAACTCATATATTCTGAAGGAAAGGCATTATCAAAATAGTCATGCATATCTTCTTCTCTACACACTGGAGCAAAAGGTCTAAACCATTCTCTAAATTTAACCTTAGCATTAAGAACATCTTTCATATCCCTAAAAGAAGGATCACAAATAATACTTCTATTTCCTAAAGCTCTTGGGCCAACCTCGGAGTATCCTTGTATAATACCACCTATTTTACCATTACTTATTAAATTAAATATTTTTTCAGTAGTAACCTCTTCAGTATTATAATTACCCCTTTCCAAATGAAAACTAAGATTTTTACGATCTAAGATATCAAATCCACTGTAAACCAAAGGATCAATATGTGTTTTAGTTTTAACCAAATATTGCCCTAGTGATTGACCACAATCATTAGGATTTGGTGGAACATAAAGATCAAAACCATTTTGATTTAAAACTTCTTTTAACCTTTGATTAAAAATTACATTTAATGCACATCCACCAGTCAATACTATATTTTTTTTATTATTTTCAAAAAAGTTTAGAATAAAATCCATCAATATGTTCTCGAAAACATATTGAGAAGTTGCAGCTAAATTGTAACTATTTTGACCAGATAGTGAATTGAGAGATAGATTTAACCCAATATCATTACCTAATCTTGACAAATCTCTGTGATAATAGAATTGGTGCATTGGTTCAATCCACTTTTCTATGACTTCACCATAAGCACATATTCCCATTACTTTACCAGCATAAGAAAGAAATACACCTAGATCAGAACTATCTTTTCCAGGACTAATTTCACTCATAGGAACTCCAATAAGTGAATATGCGTTTCCAAAATCTAAATCTGACTTATAAATTTCGATAATTTCATTTTCAACTCCAGTATATACTTTAGTTGTGGTGTGCATACCAAAATCACTTCCACCACCATCAACGGTAAATATCAAAGCATCTTTAAATGGAGATTGATAATATGCACCATAAGCATGAGATATATGATGACCATCAAAACTTTCCAAACAAGAATTTGGAAAGTACTCAGAAATAAGTTGTATATCATTTTGATTCAATACTGAAGAATATACAACTGTCTCTGGTGTATTTTTGATTTGTTCTTTTATATGACTAAGAAAATTTCTTCTTATAGTTTCATTGGTTCCGAGAGACCAGGAATCAAATTCACTACTATACATTGCATATCTAATATTACAAAACCTTTCTAATTCAAAAACTCTTAGATCTCCATTTTTATCTACAAAAGTAGCTGAAGCATCATGAGATCCATATATGCTTAATATCTTATCGTCTAAAGTCATTGTTATAATACTTTAATACTTATAATTATACTAAAAAAGGCGGGTTTATGCAACCCACCTTTGGTAATTCAGGCTCGCCACCAATTTTTTAACTGGAAATTGGAAACCAGGCGGGGTAACCCCATCCGCACCACCAATCCTTTGAAGAGAGATTGGAAACTCAATGGGTCTTTTGACTCCACCAGTATAAGTTTTAAGTCATTCCAGGACTCAAAAAAAGTTGGGTTAACTTTGATATCTCGGTAATACCAAAGAATACTATCAGAAATAGCACATCCCAGAGTTTGAGTTTGATAGCAAAAGGAATACCGAGTAGTCCCCCGATAAACTTTATTATCAAACCATTTTTAAAATCTCCCCACAACATGATTTGATAACCAAGTAAGAGAAGAAAGTTTCCAGTGTATCTTAGGATACTTATTTTAGACATAAGGGGTTTTCATCACCGACCAGGGTTTTTAGAGACTCTCCATGTCTTCATCATCGTCTTTCACATAAGCAGGGACTCTATCAGGATCTAACCAACAAGTGTAGTCATAATCCTCCATAGCAGTCATAAGTTGCATTTCATTATCTAGAAGATACATATCCCTATATCGACCAGTGTAGGAATCTACTTTTTGGATACGATAATCAGGTTTACCGTTAATTTCAAGAATACCAACTTGAACGTAACGATAAGGAAAACGTTCAAGAAGGACGGTAGGTTTCCTGATAACTTTCATCAGGCAACCTCAACGGTTTCAAGATCTTGAGCGACATACTCCATAAGCATTTCGTAGTCGTCAAGGGGGTCACCAGAAAATACGACGCCTTCATTTTCATAAAAGCGACGAACCTTTTTATAAAGTTTCGGATTCTTTACATCAAGGTAGATTTCCCCGTTAGCAGCAGAACGAAGAGTGCTAACATCTTTCTTGAATTTTGTAATCAGAGACATTTGTTTGTTTTGTTTACTCGGATATTATAGAATGCTTGAGGTTTTAAGTCAAGTGGTCCAGATTGAAAACTGGACATCGGGGTATTCAGATTTGAACTGAAATTATTCCTGCTCCCAAAGCAGGTGCCATGACCAAGTTAGGCGATACCCCGTTTCACCGTTATTTAGTTCGGTGTATAAGCATTATACCTATAATCGGCGGAATAATCAAGCCCCCTCCACAAATACCGATCCAGACTGGGCTTGCCGCAAGTGTCTCTACAATGTGAAAAATCATCTCCCTCTCCAATTCTTGTATTCAAAGTAAAAGTATTGGTCTACCTCATCTAAACCCGTTACAGGGGCATTTACACCCCACTCAGACCATTCTATGCAGAACTGTTTGATATCGTGGTTATGCATAATAGAGTGTCCATGCATTCTCACAAAAGCAGACATTGCAAATTGATATTTCTTATTGTGGATAGGCATTGTGAAGTCCCCAATTTAAGAAAATTGCTATGAGACCAAATATAATGATTGCATTGATAATTGTATTACTCATCTTCTTCATCCTCGTAGGTAGATGGTTCTTCAAATAACTCATCTATCTTTTGTTGAAAAACTCTTTGTTGCAATTCTTGAAAATCTTCTTCTGTAATCATCTCCGTTAGTTTAAAGTAATTTTAAGAAATGGAAGTAAGGGCGGAATAACTCCTATCAACCTCAAAAGTCCCTCAGCAAATAAAGCAAGAACCACCCAACCGACGCACATACTAATGATAGAAGCATTACGGTTGTGTCGTCGTATTGCAGCATCAATCATCTCCTGCACTTCTATATGAGTAACATAATCATCATCAAAAGGTTCCATCATTTCTCATCTCCAAGAAACTTCGCCAGAGGATCTCTGCGGGTTTTGACTATTTCCACTGCTCTCTTATAGAACATATTATTGGTGTTCCCAGAGGCTTCAAAAGTCTCCTTGATCTTCACCCAATTATCGTAGGTGTGCTGATCCATAAGGTTTAGGTTGAATACTACTAGTTATACTAGTGAGTATTTTTACTATGTCAAGTTTGTGTTGATACAAAAATATAGATTAAGATAATCTAAAATTTGTAACATTTGTAAACGGAAGGTGCCGGAGTCGAACCGGCAAGGGCTTTAACACCTCAACTGTTTTCAAGACAGGTTCCGTCGCCAATCGGATTGACCTTCCAAAAAGTCCTCAACGGACTTCAAAATCTAGGCGTCTTACTTTACGTTGGCGTCTTGCTTCCTGGAAGGCAAGGTCTTCGTTAGTAAGAACACCAGATTTTGTTTTATTATGATAAGAGTTTAGCATAACTATCTGTGATAGGTCAACTGCTGAAATCTTATCTCCGCGAATTGTCGCCATATTTGAACAACCGCAAGTCACAGTTTTCGTAGGATGCCCTTCTATCTCCTTACCACAGGATCGGCATCTAATTCTTAAATTTTCCATTGTAATTCATTCAGTAAAAGATCTTAACATCCAAATAAACTTTCCATGAGACTCATTTAAATCATCAACAAGATTTGTAGTACCTCTAGATTTTTGTACTTCTGCTTCTTCGGCAACCTGACCTAGAAGAGATACAATTTGTTGATTACATTTAATCAAATCATTAACCATACCCATTGCATCTAAAGAACTATTTGCTTCTTCAACTTGAGAAACTTCAGTAATTCTTGTAAGAGTGCTAACTGGTTTAATCTTCAAATACCTCATATGTTCGGTGAGGCGGTCAATTTCTTCAAACATTGTTTCATATTGTTCACCAAAAACTTTATGAAACTGATAAAATTCGGAACCTACCACATTCCAGTGATAAACCCAAGTTTTTTGAAAGAGAACAAAAAGACTTGCCTGAGTATCAGAGAGTAACTTATATAGTTTTTCCATTATACCAGTTTTTTAGGTATTTATAATGGGCGAAGAGGGATTCGAACCCCCGACTGCCTCGGTGTAAACGAGGAACTCTACCACTGAGTTATTCGCCCTAAAAAGTCAATATTGACTTAGAAGGTATTCTACTGTATTTGCTACATCATTCATAGCATCACGAAGATTTTCTCTTTGTCCAGATTCTTGTCTGATGATTGGTCGGTGATCATCAGTTAATGTCCAACGCCACTGATTCATATCCTTACAAAACCACAGATTAATTTTCATTCTTAAAATATTCCAGTTCTATCCAACGAAGAAGTGTATTATAAGCATATATAGATGCTTCTGTACAGTTGTCTTTTTTGAGTCGTTGAATGTAATACTCAAGTGCCTCGATGACCATTTCACGGTCTTTTTGGGAAATAAGAGACATAAACCTCCTAACTCGTTTCTTATTATAAGGCAAAAAAGGGGTTTCGTCAACCCCCCTATGTATATTAGTTTCCGATACGCCCCACAGCAAGTCGTGCTCTATTAAGAATAGAACCACTCAGGGGAACATATCCAAGGTCATCGGCAATTGATTGTGCCTTAGAACTCAGAGCATAATTGAGTGCTTTACGAATAGCATCAGCATTAGCACCATTACCAGTCTTATATGCAAGAACCCAAGTCAGAGTTGAAATTGGATATGCAGTTGCACCAACAGGATTTGGATTTTCACCAGCAAGGTTTGCATCCAGTTTGATACCATTCAGTGCAGCAGAACCAGAAGCAGCAGTAGGAAGAACAAACTTACCTGCCTTATTTTGAATTGCTGCTGCTTGGAGTTTGTTTGCTTTTACAAATCCAGTATTTACATAACCAATAGATCCAGAAGTTTGTCGGATACTACCAGAAACACCTTCATTACCTTTAGCACCAATACCAGTGGGCCACTTTACAGACTTACCTACACCTGCTTTCCATCCACCAAAAGCATCTAGAGAATTGGTAAATGCATAAGTAGTTCCAGAACCATCTGCACGATATACGGTGCGAATAGGTCCAGCAGCACATCCAAGTGCCTTCCAATCCTTAATGCGTCCAGCAAAAATATCTACAGTTTGCTTCTGGGTGAGTTTCAGAGTGCAACCAGGTTTGTTGTAAGCAACAGCAATCGTTCCACCCACCATAGGAATTTGAACGACACCACGCTTTACTTTGGCGGCGTCTGCTGCTGAGATTGGTTCATCACTTGCCCCGAAGTTAACTGTACCCGCAATGAATTGACGAACACCAGCACCAGAACCAACGGACTGATAATTAATCCTATTCCCAGTAGTTCGTGCATAATCTTGGAACCATCGTTGATAAATCGGAGCAGGGAAAGTAGCACCCGCACCATTAATAGTAGGTCCAGCAAGAGCAGCGACAGGAGCAGCAACTAGACCAACAGCAAAAATTTGTTTCAGTTTCATAAAAAGTTTTTAGAAGTGAATTGACTTCGTAAGTAATAATACTGGAAGGAAACCTTAAAGTCCACTAAGGTTTGGTTAAGGTTTCCATTACCTAATAAAAAAGCACCCCAAAATAGAGTGCTTTAACTCAAGTTATGAGTGTGTTATCAGAACTTGAAGGTAGTCTGAATCACGCCACCCCAGTTAGAGGAATCATCAGCAAGACGCTGGTTGTCGCTTGCATAGAAGATTGCAGGAGTGATGCTGATGTTATCAGACACTTGGTACTTGTAGAAGAATTCAAGCATTGTTGCTTTCTCCAGATCTTCACCAGTAGGTGCCTGTCCGATAGCAACACCAGCAGAGTTACCATCAATAAACACATCTTCCCACTGAAGACCAGCAAACCAAGACTGACTGTTCGTAGCGGCACTTTCAGTACCACTCACAGTGTTCCAACCATAACCACCAGAGATGGAAGGAACCCAACCAGACTGAGTAGGCTGCCAGTATGCGTTCACAGCATAACCGTTGGAGGTTTGACCAGGAACCAGAGTACCCGAAGCACCATTCAGACCGTTGTAGGTACGAACACGAGTGCCTTCAGTACCATAACGGTAACCGAATGCGATACCATAGTTATCACCACGGTAACCAATCTGAGCAAGAGTATTCAGAGCACCAGACTCGTTGAATTCACCAGTTTCACTATTACTACCATCTTGGGCAACATAGTTTACACCAGCAATCAGACCTTTCTTACCGTACTGAACACCGAAACCAGAACCAGTTGCCTTGTTATAAACGCCAGGAGCACCAGCAACTTGGAAGAAGTCAAGAATGTTTGACTTATAAGCAGTAGGAACCCAGGACATTTCAGTGTTACGAACCAGAGCACCAGCAGTCAGAGTGGTGCTGTTGTTGAACACAGGGAATGAATAATACAGACGGTCAATAACTACAGTATTACCCATATCTCCTTGAGTGTTGTCTGCCTTATCCAGTTTGAACAGTGAAGAACTGGAACCAAAAGGATTGCTGCTGAAGTTAGCAGAACGCAGACGAGTGCGGAGAAGATCTTTACCAGTGAATGAAGTATCCAGGTTCAGACGAAGATCGTAATTGAATGCAGTATTGCTTACATCACCACCTTTGGTTTTGTAATCATCAACATTACCAATCACGAAGTTTGCTTCACCACGCAGTTTGGTGGTAGTGGAAAACTGTTGTGCTTCAAGTGTAGTAACTTGTGCTTCCAGTTTGTCCACACGACCACGAAGAACGGCGAGTTCTGCAGCAAATTCTGACTGAAGACGCTTGAGTTCATCAGTAACTTCAGTTACACGGTCAAGGCAAGCATTCAGAAGTGCTGCTGCCTCAAAACGGGTCATTGCACGACCACCACCAAAGGTTCCATTAGGATAACCAGCAACGCATCCATAACGCTCTACGAGGTTGCTGAGTGCCTGATATGCCCAATCGGTAGGACGAACATCAGAGAATTGAGTGACGCTAGTGACCTGCTCAGAAGAGTATTGGTTGACTGCTACCATATTGAGATCTGCAGCATTCGCAGCAACAGGAGCAACCATTCCCAGAGCAACAGGTGCAAGCATCAGTTGTTTGAGTTTCATAAAAATTTGTTTTGTTCTATAGGACAATTTGAGTGTTCGTGCAAATAGTTGCGGCACGGTCACATCACGGTATTTATCTTAACAGTTTCTTTGGGATCAGTCAAGCCCTTTACGGGTTTTACGATTTTTATAAGCGGAGTATCGGATTCGAACCGACGACGAACTGCTTGGAAGGCAGCCATTCTACCACTGAATTAACTCCGCAATGGTGGGGGATTTCTCCCCCAGCACACTTCCTTCACACAAAAGAAAGTATAAGACATAATGAGTATTATGTCAAGAGCCCCCAGCGAGGATTTGCACCCGCGACTATCGCTTACAAGGCGATTATTTTAACTGCTAAAACTATGAGGGCAAATGGGTAACGAGTGCCCGTCACCCGCAGAAGACACTTTCTGCGACTCTCACTGCATTAGAGGGCAGTGAAAAGGAGAAGGAGAGATCTTGGACGGAACCGCAGGATCACTTCTCCGAATTTGAAAGAATCGGACATTTCCAACCCTTTCAACTCCCCAACCTCGATTCGAACGAGGGACAGCAAAATTAACAGTTTTGAGTTCTACCACTGAACTATTGGGGAATGATGGATTAAGTGTGATATATCTCTAGGGTGTATCAGGGACTTAATCTCTATCACTTTTATATATTACACTAATTTTCGTATGGTGTCAAGTCCAAAGATTATGGTCATATTCCCAATGACAGTTAGGACACAAAGGCATTATATTTTCTTTCGAGTTTATAACACTAACCATAACATCTTCACTAAAAGAAGATATTGGTTTGATGTGAGCAATTTCTATATGCTTATTATATCCACATTTAATACATTCAGTAAAACCAAGTTTTTTAGCAAAAGCTCTTGCTCGGGTTCTAACTAACGCAAAAGCAGAAGACTTATGATGTTTTTCATATATTGCTTCTTTAAGTGTCATATCCTTTACTTCTCTATCTTTTAACCACAACAAATAATGTTCTTTACAACGAGAACGATTTGCTGTTATGAGAGTTTCACAATCAATACACTTATGTTCTGGTTTTCTTTTTGGTGCTATTTTATTATTATATGAAGCAGCACAACTTCTCCCACAAAACTTTGGATTTTTTGTTTCTTCTTTACAGAATAAACATTTATTCAT